GGAGATGATATATGTATCTCTGACCAAGATGTTGCAAAACAGTATATATTAGTTTGCGACAGATTGGGTATACCAATTGGTCTAGCAAAATCTTATGAATCCAAAACTGGATTTATAAATTTTGCGAACCAAAGTATTCTTGGGGAACACAACATATCTCCCGCTTCATTGAAAGAAGAAATTCAAGTAGATGGAGCAGCGGCTCGAACTGCTTTCGCAGCTCGACTGGTTCGGAGAGGTTGGGCCCAGTGTAAGTCTACCACTGGTATGGCCCGCTTGGCACGATTATTTCTTCGTCCAAGCGAAATACGTAGTACTAGTAGCAACCTTGCAAAAGGGCAAGGTTGTGGTTATCTAGCGAAGGCTTTTGCTCTCGCTCTGATGCCCCGATTTGGTTCAAATCTCGGTTTACCAGAGGTGTCTTTCTCACTTTGGTGCCGAACATTACTGCTCGATACTAAAATGTTAAGTTCCGATGTTTTAGATCGGGCGGCCTCCACTAGATTTGATTCCCCCTGGGTAATCTTAGATATGCAGACTGATTATATGAAGTCTCTCATGTCTGAGTTACATAGGGTTAAAGCTCTGTGCACAAGGCTGAATCTTGAAGGTGGAGACCTCTTTGATTCAGAAGTGTCAGTAGCCGTAGTTCCGTATGGCCATGTGGTCCTTAGAGAGTGGATTCGCGAATACGCGGAACCGCTTTCAGATAAGGCACGAGACCTTATTGTAACGGCTCAAGCTCTCTTTTCTCACTTTGGAGAGATGAGTTTCTCTGACAGAGATCAGGTGATTGAATACGTATCAGCCCAGATGATGGAGTTAGTAACTCCATTATCATTATGGGTGGAAAACGGTTCAATGCAGATTCTGCCTGGTAGAGATCGTAAATATTCGATCTCAGATCCAGTTTTAGAGCGCATTAAGAAGACACTACTCCTTGTAGAGAGTAGCTTGTCTGGTCAACCCATTAAATGGTTGAACAGACTTGCCGTTCTTAACCCTGAGCGACGGGCATCTAGTCCACACCCCAACAACACTCACAACCGTAAAGATCGTAAGCGGTGTCGTGATGTAAAACATAAACGATCGTCGAAGACAGGTTAGCGGATATCATCATCATATGGTGATATTGGAGAGTGC